ATGAGGGCTGAGGTACTTCTGCAAGTTAAGGTAAGTCACGGTAACGTCAGCGGGAGGCTGGAGGAGCTCCTTGAGTTTATCGTCAAGGATGAGCTGACGACCGTTATCGGGGTGCTTCAACTTCTGCTCGGTGATGTACTTGTTGATGAACTTAGTCACCTCAGAGCGGGAAATGAGCTCACCTTCGGGAAGTCCGAGGAACTCGCGCAACTTAGGTGTAATTTCCTGTTTGCGGTTGAAGCCGTTGTTCTCAGCACGCTTCTTCGCCTTCTCACCATCAGGATCCTCTTGGGTGTTCTTCACTTTACGAACAAGCTTGGTAAGAGCCTTGACATCGGCGCGGAGAGCGGTAATTTCGGAGTGAATGGTTTCAAGAGACATTATACCTTTCTTAGTCAGTTAATCTTTAAGTAAGATACGTAAGAAACAGGAGTGAAAGTATCACGAGTATAACGAGAATATAGAACCTAGGGCTCATTTGAGAAATTTCAAAGGACTCTGAGGGACGTTCTATAATTCTAAAAGGTTCTCTAGGTGTTAAACCGACTACCTGTCCCGGACATCCACCGGCGCAACATTCTTTTTCTGGACAGGGTACAACATTAGGTCCCCGTCTCACCCCACAAAATTGAATTCTATTTGGATCAACGTCGTCATACGCGAAACATCTACATTCGTCTATTATGCTACAGACCATATTATTATATGAGAATATAATAATGGACACTGAAATTTATTCAGAAGCAGCGATCAAGAATTTCTTAGATGAGAATTTATTGTTCAAGGATGCCAAGTTGAAAAAGTATTACGAAAGGAATGAACAGAGGGACCTTGGAAAATTTAGGAGTCGTGTTCAGAGTGTCTACAGTAAGAAGAATTTTGAAAAGGTTGTGTACCTCTTGATTACAAACTCTTTGAGAGACATCATATTGGAAACTATCGGTGAAATTTCCGAGTACATGAAGAATATGGGTGATCTCATCGTGAGTGGTGGTGAAGCCTTCAATCTATACATGGACTATAACAACCGCATCATCACAACAGATATTGACGCGAAGTTTGTCCCACGAATGTCTGTAAATCCAAAGTTTTTTGGAAAACTTCAAGCAACTAAATTGATTCTATGGGACAAGATGGGTGAAATTGCTAAAAAGTTGAACACCCGTGTGAGGAAGCGACTTACTATGATAAAGACCAAAAACCCCAAACTTTTCAAGTTCTTGGGTCTGAGTGTGCCACCTTCTGGACCAGCTGTGACGCGTAGATATACCCTGATCAAGAAGAAGAAGTCTGGTACAGGGAATGATCCCAAAAAGGGAGATGTTTTCATTGACGTGGAATTGTTCGCCCTTGATTTGAAAACGCGTTTCTATTCCCCCAATTCGGGTAAAATTGAGAGTGTGACTCTCGGGGGTATCCTCGATATTCCCTTCATGAGACCCAAAGAGTTTGGTTACGAAGTTGTCCTCACTAGACGTAAGGGTATAACCTACAAGAACCAGAATACGGGTAAGTTGGTCAGAAATAACAACGTGTACGTAGCCAGCCGAGAGTTTTTGATTGAAGACATCTACTTGATGAGTAAACTTAAGCTTCGCCCAGAGAAGAAGGAGAAGGATAGAAAGCGTCTCGTAAAACTCGCACAACTCCTCGATAAGAAGGTGTCGGCTACAAACTCTATTGACGACCTTTTCAGGCGTATAAAACCCCTTATCATCAAGAAGGGTACCTCGGCCACTAGGAAGAACGCGCGTGTCTCTGTGGCACAGGCTGCGCGAGTGGATCCATTCAAATACAAAAACTTTACGACCAAACCCTCGGAGGACAAGTTATCTAAGCAAATTGTACACGGTCTAAACCCTGTCACGAAGAATACCAACGTGAATGGGTACAAAAACTCTTCAGGAAACAAGCGATTAAACCTCAAAAACCTCAAGTGGAAGAATGTCAAGAACAATTCCTATGTGAAAAACGAGGTAAACCTGAGACCCGAAAACGCGAAGAAACTACCCAAGAATATCAACTTCGCAAATACACTCTATGGGTATAATCCCAGGAGAAATATATGGGTTCCCAAGAACATCATAAATAAGTCAGCAGCTATCCCGTTTGTTGGTTTAAAGAAATGAGACCTAAACTACATATAAAATGCTTTACAACGCCCCAGCTAAAGGTGATGATGGACTCTACTTCGTGAAGGCTCTCAACGATTCTAAGCGCAAGTGCCTTGTTCAGTTGAACGGGGTGAAGATGGCGGATATCTCAGGAGACATTGTGATGGACCTTGGTTCTGACGCGAATGTTTCTAAGATTCAAGCGATTGACACCGAGAATCTCAGTGCCGCAGTTGAAAACGCTGAGACTTGGTTCGGTAAGAAGCTCTCTGACAAGGTCGTTGAGGGGGCTTACAGTTCCAGTATCGCCGATGGTCAGGTTACAGGCGAGCGTATCGAGGTTACCAGGGTTTTCAATTCTGAACAGGGGGAGGTTGACTTCGAAACTGTTCAGCCCGGTAAGACTTGTGATGTCATCCTAGAATTTGCTGGTCTCTGGTTTGCCAAGAAATCTTTCGGCTCTTCGTGGAATGTTGTCCAGGTCAGGGTCCATCCAGACCCAATTCTTGATACTTACCCAGAAGGATTTGCTTTCGTTGATGACGAGCAATAAAAAAATTGTTAACCTAATATAAAACATGATGAAGAAGGGTCGTACCCAAAACATACTTATGATCCTCGCTGTAGCCGTGTTGGTTTATCTACTCTTCACTATGAACAACAAGTCCGAGTATTCTATCCAAGAGCGCGAATATGCCACTGTTGGCACGGCCCCTTCTACCGGCCCAGCTGTTGCGGGTCCAAGTGCCGCTAATGGCTGTGGTATGGACAAGGGTGTTGGACTCGCGTCTTCGCTGCTCCCCCGTGAGGTTGCTTCGGCCGAGGACTTTGGTGAGTTTGCCCCAGAGGATATCCTCGCTGGTCAGAACTTCCTCGAGCCCCGTTCCCAGATCGGGTTCCCAGAGACTGTCGGTGGTGCCCTCCGCAACGCCAACCAGCAGATCCGTTCGGATCCTCCCAACCCTAAGGATCCCTTCGTGTGGAACAACTCTACTATTGTCCCTGATTTGATGCAGCGCAACCTTGCTTAAAGATTAAGTATATAGTTTTAATAATAATATGTCGGTACCTAATGAACTTTCCGCGAGTGTCTCTAAGTTAGTGGAACTTTCCAAACAACTTTCTGAAGCAAAATCTGATATCAAGATCCTTAACCAGGAGGAGAAGCGCCTCAAAGAATCTGTGAAGAAACACATGATTGATCAGGGTATTGATACCATTAACCTCAGGAAAGGTAAAATTAGCATTCGTAAGTCGGTACGTAAGTCGGGGATGAGTAAAGATGCGATCAAAGAGGGACTTCTCAAGTTCTTTGGTGGAGACGAAGCTAAAACTGAGGGTGCTTTAAACGCGATTAAGGACGGTCTTAAAGTAAAGGAATCTACTTCCCTCTCGTTAACTGGTATAAAAGAAAAGCCCGAGAAAGAAGATAAGTAATAAATATGGTTTGGAATCAATACGTCTACGAAGCGACCACTGGCTTTGATGCCGAAGTCAGTGATGACGATGAATTTAATGATAACACTCCTCTCAATGTTGAAGACTGGGAAGTCCAATATTCAGATGAGTTGAGGTACATGTGGGGTATGATGAATACACTTTTACATGATGCCCATATTGAACACTCAGGAGAGTTTTGTGACTTTGTGGAATTTTGTTACATGGAGCATGATTCTTATCATGATCGTGTTTCATCAGAATACGACGAAAATCTCTGGTACATTTGGAAACGTATTAGAGGAGTCGTAAATCAGAACGGACTCCATGAAGAGATGATGAGAGGTGCCACATTTTACCACTTTGTTGATTATACCAAAAATTATATGTGCATATATTAAATGCTCCCCGATATCTCTTCCCACAAAGTTGCCGTACCAGCCGCCCTTTTTCTCGCTCTCAGCCCAGGTGTTCTCTTGACCACTGATGGTAAGAAGCTCGCTTTCCGCAACGGTAAGACTAACCAGATGGCGATTTTCTTCCACGCTCTCGTGTTCTTCCTTGTGTACAGCCTCATCGCGCGTGCTATGGGTCTCGTCCTCACCAAGACTGATCTTCTCGTGACCACCACTCTCTTCCTAGCCCTCAGCCCCGGTCTCCTCTTGACTCTCCCCCCAGGTTCTGGTGGTGTTCTCAAGTCGGGTCAGACTAGCATCTCTGCCGCTGTAACGCATGCTGTTGTATTCGCTGTTGTGTTCGCGGTTTTACGCAAGCAATTTCCTTCCTTCTATTAAGTAGGAGGATGAAATACCTTGTATTAGGTCCTGCATCAATGGGTATATACTCAATGATAGGGACTCTAAAATCATTGGAATCCACTCTCGTGGATGTTAAAGAAATATCTGGGTCATCTGCTGGTTCAATTTTAGCTTTATTTTTAGCTTTGGGGATATCCGTTGATGAGATATTGGATATATCTTTGTCTCTGAATATTCCTGAATTTGTTAAAATACGTATAGGTTCCTTTTTTAACAAATTTGGTTTTGTTGATTTGGAACCTATACGTAATAAGATGGTTAAAATATGTGGGTGTGATCCAACATTTGAGGAATTGGATATGAAGATATATGTATCTGCCTACTGCTTAAACACATCAACGACGGAATACTTCTCTAGGGATACCCATCCTAATATGAAAGTCATTGACGCTGTATGTATGAGTATGGCTGTACCCCTTATCTTTTCATGTGGAACATATGAAGGTAAAACCTATGTAGATGGTGGTACACAAGAAGTATATCCGATTACACCATTTTTGGATAAAAAACCACATGAAATTACATGTGTTAAGCTAAAGATGGATAAAATGTATATGAATGAAATAAATACACCAAGGCAATTTGTAGAGTGTCTCGTTCGCTCAACAATCGTAAATAGACATGAATATAGCAAAGATGTACGTATAATAGAGATTGATGTTGGTGTCACCAATATCTTTGATTTTAGTATGTCTTATGAAGATAAGATTAGATTGTACAATTTGGGATATAAATAATCGTTACACTTTTTTGTTAACTTAATATATATAATGGACGCGTGTGATCCAAACGCGGATATAGAAAACCTCCGACAGTTGATTAAGATCAACGCAGGGGTAGACGTTAAGTTAACAAAAAAAGAGATTTGTCAGGCGTATGAGGATATCCAGGGAGGTAAGTTACCCCTCCCCCCTCTCGTCATGAATTCAACTCGCACGTACTTGGTTGATAAGAAATCCCCTTTGAAGCCAAATGACTACGAACTTCTGTTTGATTCTTCTACGAAGCGTGTAGATCTTAAACGAATCGCTCGCAAAGTTGAACTTAAGAATGTTGAACAGATGACTAAAAGTCAAATTGTTACAGCAATCGGTAAACGCTTGCGTTACATGAAAGTACACGAGCCTGTTAAGTTTGCTAAACGAACTCGTGTCACAGTTAACAAAACCACAGCAGTGAATGAAAATAACACAGCAGTGAATACCGTTAACAACACTACCCAAACAAATAATTTGAATGTGAACCGTGTGAACACCAACAACGTGAATGTGAACCGTGTGAACACCAACAACATGAATATGAACCGTGTGAACGCGAACCGCGTGAATGTGAACCGTGTGAACGCGAACCGCGTGAACATCAATAGCGCTCGTGCAAACGGAGCTCGTCCAAACGGTCAGAATTTTTCTGGTAAAGATGTTTTTAAAAAGGGTGCAAAACCAGCTTTTTTGGGTGGAAATCAACGGGCTGTTCGTGAACCGGTCAGGAATAACAATCGGCCCAGGAATATGAATCAACGCCCAGTTACTATGAACACATCAAAGAAACCTGGAATTTTTGGTAGTATCTTTGGGAAGAAAAAACCTGTTCAGGATTTTAAACAGGAAAATAAGGGACCAACTAAAACAACCAATACAATTAATCAGTCAATCCCAGCTACTCAAAAAATAGGCACAAACCTGACGGTAGAAGATGCAGTTGCCAAAATTAAACAACTTGGCCTCAGGCGTGAGAAGAAGTTCTTGCAAAAGATGGAACTTGGTACTACAACTAAAAAACAGGTAGTTGCTGAGGCTCAACAGGCTTTGGAAGAGGAAAAGAGGTTCCTCGCTTTCATAGATGGTTTGAAATTACTCAACATTGAGAGTGAATACATCAAACAGCGTATGGCCGTAGATGATCTCCGACAGTTAAGGGTTGAAGCCCAGATTAAGGCCGATGAGAGATCCAATGTCAGGAGGACCAACGAAGAGAAGATGGCAATGTTCTTGGAAAGTACTACCCTCAACAAAGCAGACAAAAACGCCTTCCTGAACCGAGCCAGACAGAATGGAGCGAATGTCAACAAATTGATTCTGGATATTAAGAAGTTGATATCCAACGAGGTGAACCGCGTTCTTAATAAGAAGAGAGAGGATTTTAAAACCCTCCTCAGGAACTATAATAAGTTGAGTGACAAAGACAAAGAAGATCTCGTAAAGGGTATTGATGAAAAGACAACTACCAATAACATGAAAAAACTAGCTGAGAATCTAATCAAAAAAAGGATTGAAGATAAAAAGAATCTTGTATCTCAAAATCTTCTTTCATTTCTGACCCCTCTTAAGATCAATCAGACTAACAAGAACACATTTATTAAACGTTTCAAGAATGATGACGTAAATGTGAATAGTCTAAAGAGGGAAGCTCTCAATTTGGAAAAGTCTAAAATGTCCAAAAATGTGGATAACCTCCGAACCAAACTCGATACGCGTTTGAGTGAAATAGGTCTCAATCAGGTAGATCAAAATTCAGTCATGAAAAAGTTTCGCAACGGTAACAGAAATGTTGAAAAGCTAATTCAAGAAGCTAAGCAGTTGAAAGCTATGAGAAACACAGAGACTGGTAACAGGGCTAAACAGGAATATATTTCCTATCTTGGCACCCTTTCCAACCTCACGAATGAAGACAAAAAGACGTTATTAGGATCGGGTAACCTCAACCGAAATAAGGCTCTCACTCTTTCTAAACAGAGAGGTGTGGAAAAGAAGGAGAGTGAGAAGAAAGAGTTTGTGGGATTCATTGCGGATTTGGGGCTTACGAATGATAATAGAACAAAAATGATTAACAAGTACAACACTAATACCCTAAACGTTGAGGCCTTAAAAAAGCAAGCCATAGAATTGCGAAGTGGTAAGATTTCTGAGAAAAAAGCTAAACTTTTGTCGCATATGAACACTCTTAACCTTGGTAACCAAAACAAACAGAAGTTGTTAAACCGTGTTGAAAATACAAACCTCAATACTCTCAAAGCTAACGCTGATGGAATCGCTAAAAAAATCGCAGGTGAGAAGGCGGCAAAAGAGAGGAGAGAGTTGGAAGACTATATCAATGGTTTGGGACTCAACATTAATAATAGAAGTGGTATCTTGAACAGGAAACCCTCTCTATTTGAAGGGAAGCGAATGGCTAATGCTAAACTTAGAGAAAAACAAAAGCGAAATAGCCAGGTTCGTAATCTCAAAGAATTGGAAAAATATGTCAGTAATTTGGGATTGGATGTTAATACGAAGAAAAGTATTTTGAACCAGGATATTTCTATATCTGAAAAGAGAAGTTTGGCTGATATGAAGTTCAAAGAAAAACAGAAGCGAAATAGTCAGAAACAAAACAGGAAACAGTTAGAAAATTACATTAATGAATTGGGTCTCAATACAAATAATAAAGTAAACATTTTGAATAAAAACCCAACTCTTAACGTAGGACGAAAACTTGCTAATGCCAAACTTCAAATGAAGATTAAAGAAAAACGAAACAAAGATAGATTTGCTCTTTCGGTGCATTTAAATAAATTAGGGTTGACAAACAATGATAAGGGTAAGTTTCTTGAAAAATTTAATAGTAACGTCAATGCTAACACAGTGAAGGCAAATGCTAACCGATTTATTCAAAATAAGGCTATTAAGCAAAAATCTAAAAATAAACAAGAACTTCAAGAATACATGTCTAAAATTGGTCTCCCGATTAATGATCAGTTGATATTATTCAATCAAATGAGTAGAAATGTAGATAATCTAAACGCTCTCAAAAAAGAAGCTAATAAATATATTATTCAACGAACGAGGCAAAAGAGAGCCGCGATGCGAGAAGATCTTTCTGGATTCTTAAAGGGGTTGAATATTTCTCAAAAAGATGCTCAGAATATATTGAGAGAGTTCAACAACACAAACGTCAATGCGCAAATACTGAAAAACCGTGCAACTGGTATTGTAGAGACTAGGAAACAGGAGAGGTCTGCTAAAAAAGAAATTGATCTTGTAAAATACCTCAACACACTTGGTAACCTCACATCTGAAAATAAGACTAAGATAACTGAGAAATTAAATAGTTATTACGTAGATTGGGATTATCTTAAGAAAAGTGCAACTAATCTAGCTCTCCAGCGTGCCAGGGAAAGGCGTGATAATGAGAGAAATGAGTTATCAGAGTATGCTAATAACTTGGGGTTGAACAACTCTAGAAAGCGTTCTTTATTAAAAGCTTTAGATAATCAGGTTGCTAATATTGGCATTCTAAAGAGAGAAGCTGATAAACTGAAGAATCAAATGATCAGCGAAAACAAATCAGAAAAAAAGAAGAAATTGCTCAGATCCCTAGTCAATCTTGATATAACTAACCAAAATAGGAATTCTCTCATGGAGAAGTTTGGTAACAATACTTCTACCGCGAATGCAATTTTTCAAGAAGCTAAACAATTAGAAACTGAACGGGTTCGGAATAGACGGGATCAACTTTCTCTATTTATCAATAATTTAAACCTAGAACAAAATGACAAAAATTTGATTCTCAAAAATTATGATATGAACCCTCGTAATAATGTAAGGTTACGTAAGAAAGCTGAACAACTCAAAGGGACCCGAAACAAAGAAGAACGCGATAAGATACGTCGTGAGTTGAAAGAATATCTCAACACCCTAAACATGTTGAACAAAACCAATAAACAAAAGTTATTGGCTAACAATTCAAAGACATTTGATAATGTAAAGAATGAGGCTAACCAACTTCAGGAAATTAAGAAGGTTCAGAGTGAACGTAAGAAAGAATTCAAGGAGTTGTCTAGATATATTAACAGTTTGAACATGTTGAATAAAACCAATAAACAAAAGTTATTGGCTAACGTTTCTAGAAATATTAACAATATCAGAAATGAAGCCAACCAGCTTCAAGTTACAAAGAAGTCTGAACTTGAACGTAAAAAAGAACGCGAAGAACTCTCTAAGTACATAAACACACTAAATCTGTTAACAAAGGAAGACAAACAGAAGTTATTAGAAAATGTTACGAGAACGTACAACAATGTCAGAAATGAAGCTAATAAACTTCAGAAGTTCAAGAAGACCGCAAAGAAAGGTGGGGAACTCAACACCCTCAAGAAGTCTATGAATGGTCTCAACCAAAACAGTCAATTATATGTGATTGATAAGTTTGAGACTCAAAATGTCACCCTCAATTCCATGTTGAAGGAAGTCACTGAGTTGAAGAAGAAGATGGCGACCGAAAAGAGAGCCCAAAATCGTTCCGAGCTCGTTGACTACATGAATACTCTAGACATTGGAAATACAGACAAGAAGAAGATTCTCAAGAACTACGATAGTATCCCTGACGATGTATCATGGCTCTCACCTGGATTATTGGCCCTAAAGAATCGTGCGACCCAAATTAACGCGAAGATTAAGAACAAGGCCCAACAACGCCAGGAACTTTCCAACTATATCAATGATTTGGGTGTAAATGGTGCTCAACTTCTCAAAAAGTTTAACGATGGTAGATCAACCCTCATCCGTCTCAAGGCTGATGCCAACAAGATGAAGACCGTGGCTAACGCCAGACTCGTGAACACTAAAAAAGATCAACTGCGTGCTCATATGAAAAATACACGCCTGGATGATAAGAACAAAAAGTCCTTCATCAACCGCATCGCTGTAGATACGAACATGAATTCACTGAAGGGTGAAGTGAACAACCTCAATACTCAGTTGAAAACCAGAGACGAACAGCTCGCGGCTAAGAAGTCTAACGTGAGTGTGTTCTTAAACACCCTCAATGATCTTAGACCAGAGAACCGCAAGGCTTTCCTGGCGAAGGTTGTGAATGCCAATGCGAACACTGAGGCCATCAAACGTGATGCCACGGCTATGAACAAGGCGGTCAAGAATAGGAAGGTTGAGAAGGAACGTCAAGAGAAAGAGGAGAAAAAGAAGGATTTGATACGAGTACGAGAAGTTGACAAAAAACGCCTTAATCAGCACCTTAAGGGACTCAAACATTTAACAACTTTTGAAAAGATGAATTATATATCTAGCTTTGAGAGGAATGGTGCTAAAATTGAAAATGTCATCGCGACATCTAAAGCTAAGGACAAAGACAATGAGAAGGACAAGGATACTCTCAGGTTCTACATCCGAGATGCCAAGATTCCACAGCTTAAGAAGGATCTATATCTTCGTCAGCTTTTACAACCAGGTGTCAATACGGCACCTATCAAAAAGGCGGTCAATGTCAATAAGGAGCGAGAGAGAATCACAGGTGAACGAATTAAGGCTCAAGTTACAAAGAAACTTCAGACTCTGAAGACTATTACCGCAAATAACAGGGCTAAGTTTTTGAATAATCTCAAGACTAAACCACCTAGTGAAGTTATGACTGAAGCTGAAAAGCTCGATAAGGAGAGAAGGGCTACTCGCGACAAGGGTATCAAGAATGTTGCGAACCAATTGTCCAAGCTTACGAATATAGAGAGGAATAATCGTAAGAAGTTGATGAATCGTCTCCCTACGAATGGTGCCCAAAAGGTTTTGGCTAACGCTAAGGCTCTTAACAAACAGAGAAAGAATGTGATTGAAAAGACTCGTCAAGAAGCAGAAGCCAAGAAAAACACAGAAAAGAAGATCCGTGAAGGTGTTGAGTCTAAACTGAAAACTATCGGTGTGAAGGGTTCAAATCTCCAGGATCTCATGAAGAGGTGGAACAATACCAAAAATAAGACAGTCTTTGATGATGCCCGCAAAAAGGTTGAAGCGAAGCAACCTCTACTCAACAAGGTTCTTTCTGAGATACCAGGTACTTTCGGTCTCTTTAGAAGAGAATGGGAAAGTGCGATTAAAAAGGCTGACAAGCCTGAGGAACTCCAGCGTCTAGGACGTCTTTTAGACCAAAAGGTAAAACTCAGAGGAGAGATTGAGAAGGCTCCTATAGCTGACGACAAGCGTCGTGGTCAGCTTAGATTTGTCATGAAAATGACCAATGATGTTGAAAAGAGAAAGCAGGAGTTGGCTAGAGACATCAAAGCGAAGAGGGGTGAAGACGACAAGACGAAAGCTGAAACTGCGAAGAAGCTTCAGTCTATGAACAAATTAGAGCGCACAAATAGAAAGGGTTTCATGAATAGAATTGCGAAAGGTGAAGATTCACGTGTGGTTTTGAAGAACGCTGATAACACTGTCAAGAAACGTGTTGAAGCCGAACGGAAACGGAAACTTGACAAGCGTCAAAAGATTCTCAATGAAATTTCCAAACATACCAATAAACGAATTACGAATCTAAAAGGTCGTGCTGGAAACCCTTTCAGGAAGGATGAGGAATACAATAAGATTTATGAAAATGTCAAGAAAATGGTTAAACTGGTCGCATCGGAAAAGGGTAAAGCTAAAGGTGATGTGGCTCGTTCGCTTCAGGGTATGAAGGGTCTCAATAGGTCTAATAGAAAGGAATTCATGGCTAGACTTAATCGTGGAAATGACACAAGTAGCATTCTACGAAATGCGCAAAAAAGGAGTACTGAAAAAGAGTTTGCAAAAACAAAACCAATGACTTCTACTGCATTCATTGATAACAGTAAGTTTAAGACGACCGGTAATCCACTGTTTAGAAGGGCTGTCCAAAATATTAGAATGAAGACAATGACAAATGCTGTGAAAAAAGCAGCTGAAGTTGAGAAGAAACAGCAGGAATTGGGTAAAATGACGAGCACTGCGCGTGTAGCGGCTTCGCGGAATTTAGCTTCTAAGCAGGGTCGTAACCGTGGTCAGACTGGTAAAGATGTCAAAAAGATTTTCGGTACGGGTCAAAGCGAAGATGACAGAAGACGTTTAGCAATGCTTGAAAAGCAGAAGAAGAAGAACGCTAAGGCTGCGTTACGAAAACAGAATAAGAAACTCGCCAAGGCCACTGGGCAGGGTGTAAAGGCGACACAGAAGAAGCAACAGGCTGCCCGTCGTAGGAAATAATATCGGAATATGATAGGATGGTCATAATACCACTGAGTAATTCGGGTATCCTGAGTGCACATGGCTACAGTAACGTACGTGATAAGTCTCCACTCGCGAGACATCGCGCCTTAGGTAAGGTTATTAGATCGGGTGAACCACCTCTCGGTCTTTTTAGACGGTTAAATGTTTTGATGATCCTCTTCAAGAGAACAGATCCCAAATTGTCTAAGATTTTCAAGAAAGACCGTGATTGGGTAAAGGAAAAATATATGTAAAGTTAAAGACTTAAAGCGATTTTCTTCTAATGGAAAATTGTGATGTTTGTTGTGAAAAGTTTAACAGAATAAATCACAAAAAGGTTGACTGCCCCTTCTGTGATTTACATAGTTGTCGTGTATGTACACAGAAATATCTACTTTCCACACCCGACGACCCACATTGTATGGGATGCAAGAATACATGGAACAGGGAATTTGTAGACACTTGGTGTACAAAGTACTTTCGTAATACCGAACTTCGTCGTCACAGGGAAACAATTTTATTCGAAAGGGAAAAGGTGAGGATGCCAGAAACACAACCAGAAGTTGAGAGGATCATAGCCATGCGTAAACTACACAAAATCATAAATGAGCAAAGGGGTAGACTCATGATTCTTTATCGAAGATATGGATTTTACGTGGGTCAACAAACTATAAGAGAAATACCAGAACCTATAAATGAGTTGAGGAATGAAATGGAGGATACATACAGAGAACTTGAAAGACTTCGTAATGGTGGTGAGCTCATAGTGGGTGAAGAACCTAAAAAGTTTATTCGTAAATGCCCAACCGAGGATTGTAAAGGGTTTATGAATGAGGAATGGTTTTGTGGTCTCTGTGACCGTCACTTCTGTGAACACTGTAATGAAGAGGTGTGTGAAGGTCACGTGTGTGACCAAGATGCCGCAAAAACTATGAAACTTCTGAAAAAGGATACAAAGCCGTGTCCCAAGTGTGGCACTATGATACAGAAATTAAGTGGATGCCGCCAAATGTGGTGTCCAGACTGTCACACTGCATTTGATTGGCACACCGGTCAGGTAGAAACGGGTAGAATCCATAACCCTCATTACATGGAGTTCAAGAGGGGTCGTATATCATCCAGGGAACACGGAGATATACCATGCGGTGGAATCCCCACATTTAGAGAACTTCGTGAGATGGATGCACCTGAAAATATCATGCGTTTTGCAACTACTCTAAACTTTCTAGATCGGGAAATCGTGTACAGATATGGAGACGTGTATGATGGAGATAACAGATATCTCAGGGTAGCATATATGCTCAATGAAATTGAAGAGCCATTTTTTAAAAAGGAACTTCAGAGACGCGACAAACAGAGGGAAAGGTACAGAGATATAAACAACATCTATAGAATGGTTATAGATACAGGTGGTGACTTATTAAGACAGTATGTTATTGAACCCGAGAGGTACCCAAAAATCATAGATATATGTAAAAAGTTGATTGAATACGCAAACGATGTCATAAAGAATATACGAAAGCGATATAATTGTATTCACCCTTTAAATATTTATCTACACTAACTGTAAGATGATAATTCTATTGTTCATTCTATTTCTGGTATGGTATTTGATACCAACTTATCAGAAGCCTATAGTAATACCTAATTTTATTTCGGATGAAGAAATTGAACATATTAAAAAGGAAGCTGAGAGTAAACTTTCTACATCAACAGTTTCAATGGATAATACCATTGATAAAACTACAAGAGAGAGTGAAACTGCATGGTTAGAATTGGAAGATCCCGTCGTAAATCGTGTTACCCAAAGATGTGTCAATCTCACCGACAGACCTCATAAGAATTGTGAGAAACTACAGGTGCTGAGGTACAGAACAGATGGATTTTATAATCCACATCAAGACACGTTCAGTGACACAAAAGGAAATAAGAGAATGTACACAATTATTCTAGCCCTAAATGATGACTATGAGGGGGGTGAAACTGCGTTTCCAAATTTGAGGATAAAGTATAAATTAAACAAAGGTGATGCTCTATTCTTCCATACTTTAGACAATTATGAACTCAAGACTTCTAAAGCTTTACACGGAGGATTACCTGTAAAGTCTGGTGAGAAATGGATATGTAACGCATGGGTTCATAAATACCCATGGACTAACAGCTAGCTATATTTATAGCTATCGTTATTCTACCAGGTATAGGGGTTATGTCAACCATATGATATAGGGATGCAGGGAAAATTAATACAGATCCTTCACTTATTTCTTTTACGTCTTTTGTATGAAAGTTATGTTCCGTTTCACGGTCGTTCGTGTATGAGGGTTCCATTATACTTACCCTGTTTTCTGATGCAATTTCCTTAAATATAGTAGAATTACATTCATTTTCATTGTTCAATATATATATCATAGAGAATGTGGGTGTGTAAATTTTCCCATCTCTGATATATGACCCCGACATATGAGAATGCAGTTTCATAGAACCATGACTTTCATAACGTGTATACCATGATGACGTGATATATGATTCATTGACATGGATCTTAGTTGCATGTTTTCTAGAGTTTATCTCTTCTATCACACGATCTAAAGGTTCCCATACGATTTTTTTTATGTCAGTTTCTGAGCAACAATTTATAATATTTTTGGGGCCGACATGAAAATCAGATGAAGCCTTAGTAAGAAGTGGATCTCTTTTACGAACAGAATCACAAGTTTCTCTTTTGTTTATTTCATCAAGTAAACGATCTTTGATTTTATCATGGTCTTTTACCTTTTCCCAATATACAAAATTAGCAGGAAAGTAGAAAATCCCCATATTTATATGTTTAAAGAGTTAATACTTTAAATATGTAAAATGGTTGAAGTTGACTATTTAGATACGGCTACCCCGCTGACATCGTTTCTGGTTGCGATGTTAATTGGTGTTACACACGTTGTACTCGGACCAGATCATGTTAGTGCACTACTACTACTTGTAGCAGGTGTAAAAAGAAGAGAACATTTGAATGAAAATAGTAACAAACTTTCAGTGTGGAAAAATTGCGCGTTGCAGGGATTTAGATGGGGGATCGGTCACACACTGGGTTTGAGTTTTATGACAAGTATATTCATGATTTTTAGGGATGAGATCCCAATGGATAAGATTGGAACGGTGAGTGATTATATTGTGGGATCAATGATGATTTTTATTGGTGCTGCTGCAATGTTTTCACTTTATAACTGGATGAAACAGGAAAAGAAACGTCTGAAACATATTATTCACCCCGTTGACGAAGAATATGGTGACGGACATCCCAAAGATGGTCTACCTTTACCTGTAAAATCGGTTTCAAATGCTCATAATGAAGCACATGATCACCATTTAACCCACCTTCATTCGGATGATATTGATGCTGTTGACGAGAATAAAACACTATGGCAAAAATTCACTGAATGGAGGATGGGTGATACATTCACCGACAGTCCTACCAGTGCTTATGTAGTTGGTAGTCTTCATGGAGTTTCTGGTTTGAGTGGTATAGTGTATGTTCTTCCAGCACTCTTTTTAGATGACAATCTTCGTCTATTTTTGTACATGCTTGGATTTTTTATGACATCAATCGCGAGTATGACCGTCGTTGGTGGTACAATCGGTCTTATTCCATCTAGTACGAAAAAACTGATGTTCTTGAATGGATTTGCAGGAACAGCAGTTTTGGGCGTTGGTATCATGTGGATCGTTTTGACCTACATGGATAAACTAGATTTATAAGTTAAATTCTCCTCTCACATTCAGCTTGGTTCGGTTTAACATATGAAGAGCTTCAACATCTTTCTTATTCTGACCCACATATGGAACCGCATACGCATTCTCACACATCCATTTATTTACATTAGTCCATTTACCATCTTCGGAAACCCAAACTTCGGCTAGAATACGACCAAATTTACCACGACTGTCCCTTTCCGGGCATCTGAGTTGAATCTCAATATCATCCTTCTCAGATTCCACCGCCTTGAGGCACCACTCTTTCAACTTCTTTTTGGAAAGAAGTCCATACTTCTTTTCATCCAGATCACGTGTCCTAGATTCTGGAGTATCAATTCCTAAAAGACGCACCCTCTGACGAGTACAGACGTCAAAACCCAAATCCAGAGTCACATCAATTGTATCACCGTCAACAACTTTCTCTAGGGAGGAAACTTTGTACACGTATTCACAAGTGGGTTGGTTGTAAGTGGCCATTTTTATTCTAAGTAAATATTAATATATGAAGTCTGTGGTGTTCACATATGGTCGTTTCAATCCACCTCACAAGGGTCACAGGCTCATGATTGAACAAGTCATTGAGACCGCCCGTAAAACAAATAAGACACCTATGATTGTCGTGTCTCACTCTGTAGGGAACGCGAAGAACCCACTTCCAGTTGAAAATAAGATGAGAATTCTCAGACGTTGGTTTCCAGATATCACCATCACAAGTTCCGCGAAGGACAGAAGTATAGCCAAGATCACTGAAAATTTCAATCAAAACTCAATCATGGTTGTTGGAGCCAATCGTCAAAATAGTTTCAAGTTTCTCCCATTCAAGAAGGTTGCCATCCCTCGTTCAGATAATGCCCCTTCGGCTACTATGGCTAGAGCAGCTGCCACAGCTGGTAACAAAAATGCATTCAAAAATATGACTGGCTACAATCTCACGAATAATTTGAGGAATAAGATTGTTAAAGCTAAGAATAGAAAAAAGAAGTAATGTTAGACGTAGAATCCCTCGCTAAAGAAGTATACACACTTGGAGCTGGTTATTCCGAACGTGTATACCATAATGGTATGGAGGTACTACTGCGTAAAGCAGGTATACCATACGAGACAGAGCGTATCGTTCCTATAAGTTTCCAAGGACATGTGATAGGGAATCTTAGGGCTGACATTATAGTCAATAACGAAATTGTTTTAGAGTTTAAAACAATTAGATCTCTCAATGACCAGGTGGAGTTACAGGCTCAAAACTATCTTCATCTGACAGGTCTGAAGAAGGCGTACCTGGTAAACTTTCCCCCGTTTCCGAATCGTGATGTGGAGATTCGTTGTGTTGTAACAGAACCATAAAGGGTAAAAGTTTCACTAACATTCCGTAAAACTCTTTGGATTCATCGTAGTACTTCTTAGGGTCTTTGAGACCTTCCGTCATAAGTTCTTGAGCTCTTTGTAGATGATAATTTGCCTCTTCTACACAGAACTTTTCGTATTCATTCATTACTTTAAAGTATCATCATTTTCTTTAACCTTTGGGCACATTGGACATTTATCAAGTCTAGGAAAACATTTTGATACACATACAAAGTGAGAACATTTTCTAAACTTGACACACTTTTTAGTATCCAGACATACCGGGCACTCCATATTTTCCTTAAACTCTAGCACCTGATTCTTGAATCTCCAAAAGCAACCTGAACACACTTTCAATCTCGGATCCATCATTTTAAAACATACTTCAAAATTTGGACACTTCTGATCTTTCTTCATATAGACGTAAAAACTCTTATATCTTTAATGTCAGATTGTTGGAATGTATTCCCACTGTAGTTCATGACAAATCTTTTTCCATATTTGATCTTGTATATATAATTTACTTTTAGATTTGAGAAGGGGGAAATACTGGAGATATTTATCTTCTTCCAGCAGTTCACAAAATTTATAGAGTACGTAAGAATAGCTCAAGAAGTTTTTCCTATCAGTTGGGCAATTCCTATCAAATGGATTTTGAATGTCTTTGAACATTAGACGTAACCTCTCTTCAAGTTCTTGTGGCATAGAAGGCGCTTTGATACCATTAAGAATATTAGTAATGTACGGTACATGTTCATAATACTTGTTAAGTCTCAACTTCTTTAGAAGACCTCTAATCTTTGTGTGTGTAATCTCATCCAACTTTTGAATCTTCATTTTTTTGAGTTCCATTCTCAATTGATCCATGACTTCGGGGGGTATCGTTGTCATTTCTTGTGCCTGAAATTGACTCAACCATTCATTAAAATGGTTTTCCCTCTTGTAACTGTAGTTGATGATCTTCTCAGAAGTCTCTTGTTCTTCCTTATACGTCAATTCTTCGCTAATTAGGGTTGCCAAAATCAACCCACATGCATCACAAACCAATTCACTTGTATCATGGATGTGAATAATATTACTATAAGAACACGTTGGACATTCGTCTAATCTATTATATTCAATTGGTCTTGCGAGATTCTGTTTTTCAACTTCTATCAAATAATCATTGAAAATATCTTTCCTTTTTAAACCAACTGTCTCTTTCACATTGAAAACATTATCCGTGTTTGTCTCGTCGTCTGCAGTATCAGCATACATATTCATATAAGGCATACAACTAATAATATAATCGGACATCTCACTCTCATATTTCTTCTTGTTTACAGGATCATCTTTTATGAGAGTCGTCCAGGTATCAATTTTATTTTCGTACCTACTTAAAAAGTTACCTTCCATTATAGTTAAGAATGTTGTTCAAACTTTTAAGTACTCTTATTTACTTATATAAAAAACTGACTACTCCAGGTGATTATACTGTTATATCAGAGGAACTTGAGTATAAGATTGATCATGACATGAAATATAAAATTGAGGATGAATTTTGGGAACAAGAGGCTAGGACATGGAAAGATGGTATTTTAGATGACTATCATAGCTACGTGACGAATAAACCTTTTAGAAACACTATTGTTCCTCAAAACGTAAACAACCTCATTCTCCGTGTGAAGTATTATTACGACGGAAAAGTGTACAAGGCTATCACACAAGACATTAACTTTATACCCGGTAAATGTGAACAGGATAATATGATCTTTAGCGTTCCTCTGCGACACGCATGGATTGTTGATCACGACGATAAACCACAGGTGGACATTACAGAGAAGATTAAGCGCTATGCCGGTCCTAGAAACGATTTTCATGGTCAGAAGGTACGTCTAGAAGACTTTTTGTACTATACCAGGAAAACCCTTGAGACAAGGTTCCCAAAAATTATGCTTACCAATTCACTGGGTATGAAAAAAATTGTTCTTACAACTCAAGATTACACAAATGATCTACGCATCCCTTAATCATCAGATACTTTCGTTGCCAAGTAAAATTTTACCTCCCCCAGGTTTGCAACGTTATATTTCAAAATTAGAAATCTATTACCTTCTTCTTGCATAATTTGCACAGACGCACACATACTCGTCGCCTTTGTAAAGATATTCAGATATTTTAGACTATATAGACCCTTTATTTCCCGACTATCATCAAGGCATTCAATAGACGTTTCCTGATTTGCAAAGTCGCCTTCACATCTAAGACGGAGTTCTTTACCAACCCTAGTAATTTCAATTTCAGTACCTATATTTGACATATCTCTACACAACCTCTGAAAATCTGTAGAGGGTAGAATTGTATTACTTGTCATTTTGACATCGGGAACTTCAATACGACTTTCATTGATATCTAGTAGTTTCAATTGAAATTGTGTTTTCGTTTTTTTTGATTCACTCGTGATCTCCATATCCATATATTCTTTGGAATTGATTTCAATTTTGAGAACATCATTATTTGTAATTGTCTTTAAAAGTTTGAAAGTGTTTGAGATATTAACTCCAGCAATTATTTCATCCTGTTCACAATGATACTCTTCAAAGTTGTCAGCAGATAAGAACATGTCAATTAGAGATGTTCTCGCTGTATCTAATGTCACGATATACATTCCCTGTGGACGAAAGTAAATATTTACATCATTCAAAATTTCTTTGAGTACTTCAAATGTTGATTTGATGGCTGATGCTTGTATTGTAATCAGTTTCATATTACTAAATATTCCGCGTTTTATCTTTAATTAGTTTGGTCTGAATATGCAACACCTTTACTCACATCCTTAGAAATTTTGTCTTGTAATTCTTGTGTCATAGCTGGTTGAAGAGACTGACCATATGAATCAAGAGAAAACATCTCTGAATCATTATCTTCACTGTCAAGAGTTGTCATGGAGCACCCTCCACTGAAACCCCAATTCGTAATTTCTTTGTTAGGGAGTAGAGACTCTAACCAATTTTTTATTTCGCCACCAACGAGAACTTTACCGTTTTTAGTGAGCATAGTGGGAACCCTTGTGATCTTATTCTTGTATGCAGGTGGAATACCCTGAGTATTGATGTTATGATAATGAACAAGTTGTTTTAATCGTGGTTGTCCATTGATATAATCAATAATTTCCATTGAATGTTTGCATCTTGGACTGTATATCAGTAGAGACATCTAATATCTATACGGTATTTTGTAAAAAAAAATTAACGCATAGTAGTAAAGATGATGAATTGGTCTTTGACGATCGTTCTTATTTCCATTGTCCTGCTACTCACGGTTCGTCGTGAACCATTCACAGAAATCTTCGGATTTTCAGGACACACTAAACCAAATGATCGCATTCGTTTTAATGGTATCATACCTAACCTTTCAGGCTACAGGGAGGTAGAAGCTGACGTTGATAATGATCTAATGCAGGAGTTTGTTCTCCAAACCAATAAGGAGATCTCTAGACTCACTGGTCTCTGCACATACATCATTGAGACTGTTAATGTTAAAAAGTATAATAGTAAAGACAGAGAAATATATGAATGTGTATTCATGACAATGAAGAACAACGGATTCTCGTTTGGTTTTACAGTCGCAGCTTATTTTGAAGTTGCGAATGGAAATGTCATATTAACTTCTCTTCGTACACAACCACTCGAGGATGAGTCGGCTACCGAAATCGCTCCTTTTGTAGATGGCACTTCAGGCAAAGACTTTGTAAAATATGAACTTGTCAAAGAGAAAGCTACACCCACCCTCGGTGAGTTAGAAATGGCTAAAAATAAATTACAGTAATTATAATGATCAGCATCAATGACGTAACAAAGATTGATGAAAAAAGAAAACAGATCAAAAAGGAAATATACAAACGAATATACGAACAGTTTTCTCGCAAAATAAGACAATGTGTTGAACTTGGTCACAAGCAGGTATTTTTGACAGTACCTGCGTTTGTCGTTGGGTATCCCACATTTGATAGATCATCAGCAGCGCGGTACGTGGCACGACAATTTAAGTTGGGTGGATTTGGTGTAAGACTCGTAAGTGAATACGACATCTATGTGTCATGGGTGGTACCCAAAAAAGTAAAGGTTAAAAGTGTTGAATCTGAAGAACCAGACTTCCCAGACCTCATGAACTTGAAGAAGATGGCTGATAAGTACAGGAGAAGTGCGTAGGAAGTATGGTAATAAAAACACACTCAATGATAAATGGACAACCTGAGTATAATGGTAGAAGCCAAGAAAGAGTACTTAGGTCAACTCTGCCTCATCATGTGTCCCGTTATGATTGATGTTTTCCAGAACATGTACAAAGAAGCTGTAACACTTTCTAAGGGAAAGAAGCCCCTTGTTATGTTTCAGAAGCTTCTCAAAGAGGTTCCAAACTGGTCCAACCAGATGTCCGCTCAGCACACCAGCAACATCGCGGATCGTTGTGCTTGGTTCAACGACCTCCTGGCGGCAGTCTTTGTTGCCTGTACTAAGATTCTCTCTGCTGTTCGCCTAAAGACAGACAATAAGAAGATTAGTCTCAAGCTTCCAACTAATGAGGTATTCATTCAAACGTGCTACAACAACACCGCTAAGGATCTTTATCGCGACCCTTACATTTTCCACGAGGAACAGAGTGAATACACGAGGGATGATCAGCTCACTCAGCGTTTCTGTGCATGCATCGAGTCCACTGTGAAGGAGCTCATCCCAGTTCAACAGATTCTTCAGACTTACATGTCGCAGGAGACTCGTGATATTGACCTTGATGGTGAGGTTCAAGACACTGAGGACCCCGATATATTTGATGGCCCAGAGGAAGTGCCAGAAGCGATGCCAGAGGCGGAACCCCTCCCCGAAAACGAACCCATGATGGATGGGGAGGAACAGGTTCAACCCACTGGTCTGGAGAACGAGTTCAAGACTGTCCCGGGTGTTCAGGCTCCAGAGCCTGAGTTAGAACAGGAACCAATGGGAGAACCCGAGCCAACTTTTGGGGCTCCACCTCCTCCTCAGGCCACCGAAGAGGAGGATGATGGTGTTCTTTTCGGTGACGCACCTGATCAGCGTGTAAAAAAAACTGCGTATAATTAAATGGAGTTATCCGACTATCTCAGAGACCCAATGAGTGCTGCGCTCATAGCCGCGGGCATTACCGCTGGTTACATTCATGTGAAGGCTCAACTTAATAATGAGGGTAAGTTGGAACTTAATAAGTATACCAAACCAGCGGCTCTCAACGCTATTCTCGTGTTCTTCATAGTATCTAACGGTCTTGGACAGAAAGAAACTATCTCTACAGAACCTTTTTAACTTAAAGATTAAACCCTACGTATAAGAAAATGGCGTCTGTCACTGCGTTCAATGACATGCTCTCCCAATTTCTTGTGGAATTGCACAAGACTTTTCCAGATGAAAAAGGCATTAAAAAGATGACAACTTCATTCGAAGTGATTAAACAGACGAACCCTCGTCTCATTGTTGATGGTTTTATGAACGGTGTGACTCCATATGCGGATAAGATTTCTAGCAAGGATGAATCCTTTCTTTTGGATGAGATTGAGACTATTGACTTTCTCAAGGATCTCAACATCAAGACTTATTGGTCTCGTATGAGTGAGGGTACGAAGGCTGCGACCTGGCAGTACCTCCAGACTCTCTACATGCTCGGTACTACTATTAATTCCATCCCAGCTGACACACTCGCCCAGATTGAGCAGATTGCAAAAGGTGTCGCTGACAAGATGCAGACCGACGGTGGTGAACTTGACCAGGATGCACTCATGCAAATGATGGGTAGTATGCTCGGTGGTATGAACAAAAAATAAACTCATGGTATATTAAATGAAGGTTTGGTTTGACGATCCTCAGCAGATTACTAGATCTGATCAGGTTTTACAGTTCTGGCCAAACAATGAACAAACACCAGAAGACCGAATCAACTCTGCTTCTCGTTTTATAATTTATGCATCTTGTATTATTTATCTTTCTCGTCGTGACCCAAGAATTTTTGTACTTGGTAGCACTCTTTTAGGTGTTCTTTATGTTATGTACAAGGGCAAGATGGTCAAAGAGGGATATGGTTTAAATGTGAGGTCTGATGGACGTGGGTGTCAGATGCCTACCCAAGATAATCCAATGGGTAATGTACTCATGACGGATTACACTGATGCACCAAACCGTCTAGAGGCTTGTTATTATCCCAGTGTGAAACCAATGGTTAAATCCTATCTAGATGACCGCATTCCATACGATGCAGGCAGATCCCGTTCGGCTCTCCCAGAGAGGCAACGCGCGGCGGCTGCTCGTCAATTCATTACTGCACCGGTTTCTAATATTCCAGGCGATCAGACCGCTTTCGCAGAGTGGTGCTACGGATCCAAGAATAAACGTGATTGCCGAACCAACCCAGAAATGTGTAACCCAGACGCAAGGGGTGTTCAATTAGAGGCATTTGCGGGTATTGACCCAGCTGGCGATAGCCGAGTTTCTCACCGAGGACATGGAATCGCCTCAGCTTAAATATAAATATTCTCGTCTAATAATAAATATGGCATACCAATTACAACCTGGTCTTGCAATAGTTCAAAATGCTGGCGCTCTTCCATCTGTGAAGGCCACCGAGGAGGTTTTCGTATATCCTCAGCCCAGTACCCTTAACTACTGCTGTCGTCCAAATACTATGCTTTATGGAACTGCTCCCTACATGGCTGGAAAGGGTTCTCCAGCGCAATTCATAGATGTGAGTGATGAACTTCGTCCACAATCTACTACTCGTTTCAATAGGGTTATAGTACCAACCTACGAACGGAACCTTTTCCCACTCGCCAATATGGAGTGCAAGGTACCTCTCCGTTCTATTGGTTATGAGCCAATGAGTACTCGTGCGGAACTCCAGAACGGCCTCTTTCACCAAAGATACGCTAATAAAAATGTTACTAAAAAATAAGAATGGCTGACCCCATCTCACTTGCAGCTATTGCTGGTCTAATTTTTGCTGGTAGATCTTTTAGTAAAAAGGCTGAATCACAACCACTTCAGCCGGAGTCGGTTCAATCAGTTGAAATTACTGAACCTCAGAATACATATGATGATGTTTCTGAAATGGCTGAACGCGGTTTTGAACCACGTCTAGAAGTCCCTCAAAAGAGAGAAATGGAAAGCTTCGCTGATATCTCCCTGCAGCAGAGGAGTGGTGGCCAGGAGATCCTGAACATGAGAAACCGTATGTATGACACTGGTCGTATGAACAACCTTTCCCCAATTGAAAAACAAATGGTCGGTCCAGGTCTCGGTCTCGGTGCCGACACTCCCGCAAGTGGTGGTTATCAACAGATGTTCCGCGTGAACCCTATTAATGTAGGTGAATATAGACTTACTACACTTCCAGGACGCTCTGGTCCAGCCGCGGATACCACTGGTGGTCGTTCGGCCCTCGTAGGACAGTTAACCCACAATAAACCAGAGACTACTGCTCACTTACCTACACGTCTTCCACCCAGTGCTGGTCGCGCTCAAGGTATGTCCGGTGCGATTCCAAGAGCGAGTCACCAAAAGACCATGAGAACAACTAATAGATCAGAGACGGGTCACCGTGCGGATGGATTAGGTTTTAATGGTGCCAAGCGTTTCATATCCGCTCAAAGTATGCCACAAGATCCTACACGATTTAAGAGTGATCGTAACGATGGTCAATTTGAGCATTACGCTCATGCGAATCCAGGTATTACCAATTTCAGGGGTGCGTATGAGACTAGCGCGGCTGCTAAAATTACTACGAAGAACAACGAAGAGTTGATGAGGTACGGCTTCCGTCCAGAGGATCGTCGTGGTAAGGCTAACCGTATGGGTAACAAGGGTCGTATGAATGTTAGAGAGAGTGCCCTTAAGCAGGGTGGTGCCCTCACTGCCGTTCGCACTGATACTTCCCGTATTGACGGTCGCGTGAACGGTCCAAATGGTGGTTGGACCCAAAACTATCAGCAGAAACCATTCCACCAGTTCAATGCATACAAGGGTAACGAGAACCCATACACCCGTGACTTGGGTGTCGCGAAGAGGCAACTCCAGAACAACCCCCTCTCTCAAAGTATTTGTTAAATCTTCAATTATAGATAAAAACAATCATTAAAATATTATACCTATATTTTAATGAAGGTTCATACCCTTGACATAGATAGTAGTGAGAGGGATACATCTATATACCCCAATTCTAATAGTTATGTTATCACGTTAGAAAATCCTATATATGACGTTGAAGAAATTAGACTTGTGTCCGCTCGTATTCCAACACCTCAAACACCTTCACCCAACTCTCTTATTTTGAAATTATCTTCAGGTTCTGACGAGTTCAATCAATCTGTATATGCAGGAACACCACATTACACCGGGCATATATTACTTGATGGTACAACTGCATTAACATTTAACGGGTCGGATGATCCCTTTGTACATCGTTTTCATTCCGGTCCACAGAAAGTTATAACGGAATTGGGACTTGATTTTTACTATATGAACAACGGCGTGCTTACACACTATAAAGATGCCGGTACAGAACACATTTTGAAATTTGAAATAAAATGCTCCACTGATAAATTGGAAGGTCTCCCAAAGGTTCCCTTAGAAGTTGTTGAATCACCACAAATAAGTATCCCTGAGATGGTAGTTGATACTTATAAATGGAAAGACTATCTTTCTATCGGTACTATTGTATTTGTTGGTATACTTATCCTGAGTCTCATGAAGCGTAAGCCGAAACTTAGCGAGTAACAGCATAGACAGGTTGAGCGGGCTTGGACACACGAGTGGAGATGCCGGAGATGATCATGTAGACCGCGATGGAGAGTAGAGTAGTGAGCACAGCGGTGAGAGTGTACTGGGTACCACCGTTCTTGGGCACCTTGATCACCTGCTGGATGAACCAGCGAACGAGGTCCATCCACGACATGGCAGCCGCGAAGGAGAAACCCGCGACGATGGAGTTGAGGGACTGGGTCTCGAGCTCCTGAGAGACGAGGTTAACGGTCTTGAGGGCTTGGGCGGACATATCAGCCATTGTGAATTTTATACTGTATGTTTAGAAAATTTATTCTGGTAACAACTCCTCTTTTTCTACTAATTTCTTATACTTTGGTTGTCTGACAATTGACGACTTGGCAAATATTTGCTCTTCATCGTCTGAATCTCCATCAGCACTGGACTCGGAATCATCATTTGTTACCTGAAATGATTTGTATTCAGAAATCGTCCACCCCTCAGGTTCCGATGTACTCATTACTATTAATAGCATTTTTTAACATCTGTTCTGTCGGATTTTGGGGAACCCAGTCATCCCAACGATCAACAGCTTCATTTATTTGGTTGAAGACTGGGTCATTGCCTGAATATCTCACAAACTCTGGACAATTTTCTGGTTCAACATCCTCTTCCTCCTCGTCCGTTTCTTCATCTGTCAACTCTTCTTCATAAATTTCAGGCATCGTAGAACCGATTGTTTCACCAACTTTGTACATCGCACAATACTTCATCGCATATTCCATATCTTCGGAGATGATTACATCTCTTCCACAAGCTTTGGCGTATTCGGCCGAGAGTAAAGTAGCTTTTTCCATAACAGGTAAAAGAATATTAGTCATACTTTGAATGTATTGCTCCAACATTCCATTCCCCATATCACCAAAACCACTTTGCATGTTCATCTTTAGTATTTAACGTCAAAAAGAGTTTTGGCAGTTCCCTCACCGACGCGGAGAATATTGTGACTGAGTGCGTAGACTTTCAATTGTCTTGCATAATCCACACATGGTGTGAGACTTAGGTTAATAATTTGTTCTTTTATGAGGCTGAAATTTACTTGTCCTGTTGGATACCATTTCTCGGGCTCTAAGGCGAAACTATAGGAATAGAATCGTCTTATAAGTTGAGTTTTAGAGTGGTGAATAGCTGCCTGAACAGCCTTAAGAAAAATGACATTACCCGTTTCTCGTGTGATTATAGGTTGACCATCTAGGTCAAGTGTGAGGTAGTCAAGATTCTCATAAAGAATGTATTTACCACCTGTGTCTTCTAAAGTATTATCATAATCAAACGGTGTCATGTATTCACCCTCCGCTGTACCAACATCACCCTGTCTTTGAATGACAAAGTAAAGTTCCTTTAGGGGATTTACAAAATCCAATTTGAACTTACCTTCCTGTTCACTTTGAGGAATATCAAAAACATTTTGTTGAATCTGAGTGATCACATAATCTTTCTTCTCCGATGCAAATTTGATTCTATCAGATGGTTCGAGAAATATCACTTCTGCACACAATTTAAAATCTTTAACGTGGATTGTACCAGGTGTTACAGGTTGAAGTGCCCCTGTTGATCCGTTTATGATTAGATGATCATGGTCACGAAGTTTAATCTCAACTTCAACTTCCTGTTTCTTGACTGCACACAGGGGTACCGCCAATTCTGTGTTATTGTAAAAGTAAAAGGGTAAATCTACGAAAAACTCCTCGTCTGCAGTTGCTGTACCGATTGTACCAAGAATATTTCTGTCAGACACCCTACTGGA